CTGTCGCGCGCGCGCGATACTCCATGCCAAGTGCAGGCTCCGACCCGTTTACCTCGACGGCTGACGTGTAGATCGCTGGCGTACCCGCCGCATCGATCGATACAACCGTCCATGAGACGCCATTATCGGTCGAGCGCTCGACTTGAATGGTGCCCGACCACGGAGATCCGGCCGAATGGCTGTGCAAAGAGATCGAGAAATCCTTGCCGTAACGTTGAGCATCGGGCGAGAAGGGTCCGGCAATATCGCCTACCGTCGTAATCGAGCCTATCCTGACGTTGCGGAACCCCATGTCACAATCCCATCGCCGCCTTCAATGCGGCATGCTTCGTATCGAGATCGGCGTGTTTCTCGGAAGCTTCTGCCTCTCTAGCAGTAACCGCTTCCTCGCGCTCGGAAACCAAGCGATGGCGAACATCAAGGCCATGCTCCCATACGTTCAACGCTTCTGAAGCCTCGCATTGCTGCTTATCGACTTGGGCACGGACCTCCTCGAACTTCTCCTTTTCGGCTGCCAACGCTTGCTGCATCGCTAGCAAGGTAGCCTCGAACTCTACAAGGCTGGCACTTCTCTGTTCCGCGTCCTCTCTTATGTTGATCGCAGCCCGCGTTTTCCTATCAGCTTCGGCGAGGGTGGCGTCGGCGGCGCCTTGCATTGCGGCCATGCGCTCTATCTGCAACTCTACCTTGCCCTGTTCCTCGACAAGCTTATCGATGCGTGCCTTGCACTTCTCGTCGCTCGTGATGGCACCAATAAGCGCAAGCTCTGCCGTGTTCATTGTTGCACCCTAGCTAGAGAAACAGCGGGAATCACATTGATCCTCCACCAACTGGAATAATCGCAGCACTATAATTCAATTCATAAGCGCCAACGTCGAAAAGACCAGAGGCCCCCTTCGGACGAGCAACGCCATCAATATCGAATGACGGCGCCGCAACGCTATTGAACGTGGAAACGCCAGAATTGACTTGCGGAGATCCAAGTAGGGAATGATAGTCCCCGCCACCTGTTCTAATGTAATTAACGAATGTAGGCTCTCTTGAAATTGTATTGGTGACTGTGCCATTAATAATAACTTGGTTAGTAGAATTCCCTACTATGATATTGTGATCGTAGAAATTCCCCGATACGGTCCCAAATTCATCAAGTCCTTTGCCGTTGCTAGCCGTTGTGCAGTCATAAATCACGTTATTGAATACGCTGCAATTTGTACAATCGCCGACAAGATGATAATTGCTGCCGCCTGAGATGCTGATCCCGCCGCTGTCATTATTAAAAACAATATTATTAGATATATTACACTGCGATCCATCATGGAAGGTAATTATGCCCCAGCCAGAGCATTTATATATGAGACAGTTTGTGCAAGTACCGCCGGTGTTCTGCACATAGGCGCCATGAATGGTGTTGTCGGAACCTGGGCCAATGTCATGTATCCAGCATGAATCGATCTTTATCGATTGACCGGAATAAAACCCGTCCGTGCCGATCCCTGAACTAGACCCGTGTGCATCGGTATTGATATGATGGATATGGCAATTCTTGATGCTGCTGCTGTTACCCGTGACATAAGCTCCAAAGCAGCCTGTAGTACCGGAAAGAACGCCGGTCCCGTCTATCTCGAAACCATCAATGACCGTATTCGCCGCCGAAAACCAAAATGGCGTATTCACCGTCGGAGAGCCGGGCGGGACGATCTTCGCGCCATATTTGGTGTTCGATTTGAAGGTCACGCCAGCGGTCAGCATCTTCCAGCCACCCGCTGGTAGCGTGTAAGTCCCGCTCAAGGCGATGACGGTATCCCCGTTTGACGACACGCTGTCGGCCTTGGTCATCGTCAGATAAGGATTGCCTTGCGTGCCGTCGCCGGTCGTATCATTGCCTGTCGGCGAGATATAGCGGGTTGTTGCCATCGTTTAGCTCATGAACAATGGGTAGCCGACAGGAATAATGTCGCCTTCGGCATTGACCGACTCACGATCGGACGCTACGCCAGCAACAAATTCGATCGTCAGCGCATTCCCAGGGGAAACTCTGAGATCGAGACCGTCAAATAACACCCGATCCGCACCGTTAGCAGGCACCGATAGATCCCATTGCCAAATGATTGCCCCCGTCCCCGAGGCACCATCCCTCACCACAAGCTGGTCTGCGCCGGCTGCCGAGCCCGCCAGTGAGGCTGAAAGGGCTCTGAGGCGTAACTGTACCCCCTGAGCTAAACCACTCGTAGGAGCGGCCTGGGAGGCCGTAGCGGCGGCCCCCGCAGAGCCCCTATTGGTGATCGTCCACGGACCAGACATGGGATCAAGCGGTACGACCGCCCATGTCGCTCATGCCTTCCGCATCATTGCGGCCGCCCTGTTTTCCGCTTTGCTTGCCGTTCCATGACAGCGACTTGTCGCCTTGACCGGCATCACCCGGCAGCGTGCGAAGCTTGCCGCCGCCGCCCTTGTCATGGACACTGACGCCCGAACCACTACGCTTTGCCATCTCACTCTCCTTCAATCAGCCGCCCTGTTGGGCGACACAGACATAGTTGACCTTGTTGCTGCTCGTCGCCGTTTGCGTCAACGAGATCGCCGTGGCAGAAATGGTATAGATCATGCTCGCGATGTTCGTCTGCCATGTCACCGTGCAGAACGGCGCCACCACGTAAGTCGTCGCGAACGTGATCGTGCAAGTCGCCGGCGTGCCCGTTCCCATCGTCACGAGCCCAGCCGTATCGGACCCGACGACAGCCGGCGATGTCCCGCATGATGTTAGCACGGGCGGCGTCGCCCCGGTTTGCATGTGTCCGTTCGCCGCAACCGGCGTCATCCCCACGTTCGGCGGAGCGAGGTTCGCATTGATGTTGTTAACCGTCGCCGCAAGATCGGAAAGGATCGCCGGATTGTTTACCGGGTTTGTGCCCGTTGGACCCGTGGGAACCGGAACCGTAGCCGCCAAAGACAGCGCGGCGATGAGAACGACGATCACGGCACTCGCCGCTGCTGCATTGAACAACTTGTGCATGACTGAATCTCCGTCCAAGTCGGCAAGACTATAGCGCCGATATCGCTTGACGAGAAGACACTATAGGGTCAACGTGAGATTGCCCGAGCGGTATACCTCCCTCCGACTCGTGCGGCAAACCTTAGCCCGGATCGATGAACCGGGCTTTTTCCTTCCGATTATGCCACATCCTATATAGTCGTAAAATCAACAGAATCGCCGTCAGAGCGGCGACAGCGACGTGCATAATTTGTTCGGCAGTCGCAAGCCATTCACCGAAGAGCGTTGTGGCTGCCAGCGCAACCACAACAGCATCAACCGCCTTCTCAGCACTTGCCATGTGCTTGTCCTCACGCCTTGGTCCTCGTGACGAATAGACAGTGATAGATTGGAACACCATTTTTATACCTCATGCACCCCCAAAACCAACCGTCCTCACTGTCATGTAGCCCTTTTTGCTCGTGAACAAAAACCTGTCCCGTCGCTACGATCCGCCAATCGTCGTCATCGATTTGCAAAACATCAGAATCGGCAAGCTTCCGGCAGTCGCTTATCCCGCAGCATTTTACCTCATGACCGTCAGAGTCGATCCCGACATACCCGCCATCGCTGATCCACTGCGCATCGCCATGCGCGAGCGCCGCTCCGCACATCGCCAGGAATATCAGAATCGCCTTCATGTCTTGATTATATAGTTAACGCACAACGTTGGCTGAATGTTGTTGTGAGGAGTGCCAGAACCGACCGAACTTGTCAGCGTTGGAGACGTGACCGCTCCAGATAGCGCGCCGCCGCCAACGGCGACATCGGTGCGTAGCAATGAGGGCGTATCAGCGAAGACGTGGGTTTGAACATCGCCAGGAGCAGACGTTAGAAGCGTTGCCGTGCCACCGCCTGGAACGCTACCTCCAGAAACCGGGACGCTCGGCACCCCAAGCTGTGTCGGCGGCAACTCAGCTTGCGTTATGAAATGATAAATCTCGCCTGCCGCTTGACCAAGATTGGCAGAAGCGCCTTGAAACCCTCCGGGTTCGCCGAAGCTAAGTCGTCCCGATCCAGCGTCCTGCATAGCCAGCACGCGACCACGGATATCAGGAACACGAAAAGTCCCCGATGCCTCGCCACCAAGATTGTAGGTAGTGCCGATCGCTGCAAATAGACCGGGAAACGCCGCCGTTGAGAGAGTGCCGCCGTTGCAGAATATCCATCCAGACGGCACAGTCGGGCCGCCGTAGGCCACGATAGATCCTGGCGGAATGACAACCGGCGACCCTACAGGCCGCGATGTCCAAGACGTTCCCGTGTCGGTCAGAACGTTGCCCGCCGTGCCCGACGTGACGCCGTCCACCGTTAAACCATCGGATGACGTAATGAGAGCCGTACCTTGCCCGAGGAAAGTCCTGCCAGTGCCACCTTGCGCAATCGTTAGCGGAGTCGTCAGCGCCGTAAGTTGGGTAATGTCAGCGTTGATACCTACCTTTGCACAAAACGAATTTATGAAATTAATGATGTTGTTGAGATCCGCCATCACCTGTGTAGCGTCAGCCGTCGTGTTGTTCACAAGCGTAAAAGGATTGGGCGGAACATTCGGCATGATAAATTCCTAGCTCATCGCACCGTTGGCAAGAGGTAGCCCACCTTCTGATACCGAAGATAAATATTACCTAACACCACGCCGACAAGCGAGTTTCCTGTCACGTCAGGTGAGAATTGCTTGAATACCAAAGGCTGATGCCAATCAAGACGTACCTGTTGGAAGACACCCGTACCGCCAAGCCACAAAGCCTTATTCCACAAGAATTGCCCCCATTGTGTGGGTACTGAGCCGGACCCCTTGATCGTTACCGCATCAAGCACACCATCTGCCTCGTTGAGCGCAGTGACCGTTATAAGTCCCTGTGGCGGTATCTTGCAGGCAAGCGTCGATTCGACGACATGATTCATCGACATATCATCGTTGTCGGGCATGAGCGTCGGTCGGTATTCCCATGCCATCGCAGCGCCGTTCTCGACATATGACGATGATAGGCTAGGGTTAGCGTCGCTTTGCCACAATGCCGCATTGATCCCGGTCGCCACCATTGCGAAGGTGCTTCCCCACGGCTGAATGAGAGACGCCGGAAAACTATGCGGCCCCGTCCAAACCTTGCGTGTTAGATCGTACCAATATTCCTGAGTTGCGAGATTCGGATTGTTGCCGTTTTTGACCGTGATTCTCACAGTATCGGCATTGGCTGCGGCACAGATGCGTGACGGGTTGATCGCCAAGATGAATGGAATCGTGACACCCTTGCCATGGTCCCCAACCGGCTCCGAGACACGAGCATCGAAATCGATATAGCGTGCCCCTTCCGGCGAGATGAAGCCCAAGCCAAGCTCGAACGGAAAGAGCGAGAGCGGCGCCAGAGTTCCTGTTCCAGCCCGCAACACGTTCGTCAGCAAGCCGCCCGGCGTGCCGGCCGGGATCGAGATATCGCCGGTAATGATCTGCATCGCAAAATTCGATTGGAAGGCGACGATCGCCTGAATGATACCGCCCGTGACCGGCGACGAGAGAGGCAGCGCGCCGAGCGCCGTCACAGGAAGACCGTTCGAGTGAACAATCGCTTGCGTCGCGTTCGTTACCTGAAGCGCATTGCCGCTATCAGAGAAGACTTCGCCATCGCCAACCGCGAAGTATGCCCTGCCGTTGAATTGGGCCACAGCGACGGGTACGGAGGCCAAGGCGTTGCCGTTCGTGTTCCCGGCAGCCCATAGTGGCGCCGACGCTGTACCCCCCGCCACGGTCAGCGCAACGCCCGCAACAGTGGTTGTGGTAGCGGCGGCCAGTGTGAGGCTTAAACCGTTTGACGCAATACTGACGATCGTGTCGCCAGCCGGAATGCCCGAGCCCGAGATCGTCATCCCAGGCGTCCACCCCGCCTGCAACACGTTCACCGAGAGATTATCGATCAACGTCGATGAATGTGTGTTCCCGGTCTTCGTCGCATCGCTGAACGCGGAGATATCGAGCCAGCCAAAAAACTTTCCCGTGCCGGCACCGGGGAAGCCAGGATGCGTGATGACGATTTTCGTACCAACGACGGAGACGATCGGCGGCACCCAATCGCCAAGCGTAGGCGGGCTCGTCGGTGTATTGGCCGCCGTAACGCCGCTGATCGGGAGGAACGAGTTGGTCAGAAGATTATAAGCGTAGGGCTCATCCTTCCCCGGATTCCGCGCCGATGCGATCGTGCCATAGGCGATGTTGCCAACAACAAGCTCGGACGAGACGAACCCAGGAGTCGAGAAACCGGCGAACGATGTTAGCTGCACCGAGGCCGGACGCGGAATGAATGTCTTGTCTGTCTTCGGGTTGGGTATGAGATTGACGAGGGCTCGCATCGACCCCGGAAAAGCATTGCTGCCATCCTCAGAATCGCTAAGACCACTCGGCCTAAAGGTCAGCGGTTTTGAATGGCGCAGGGGCACGGATCACCTTCTCACCATCCAGCATTCTTCGTGTTTCGTAAGCTTGAGAAGCGCCGTCCGAAGGTGCGACGATCAAGCTGAACTTTTTGCGCCCTGTCGCTGCGATCATCGGCAAGAGAAATATACTTCGATAGAAGCTCCTTGTTTTCGTCATGAAATGCCCTTGCCCGTTCGTCATCAGTGACCTTCATCATTTCATAGGCGAGACGGTTATAGAGATAGAGACTATCAGGAAACCATGGCGAAACGTCGCTCGTTTCGGGATTGGCAATGACCGGCATCTGACGGCGATAGCGGGTGCGAGCCGGATACGCGGCGTTGGGCGGCGGGTAGAGATAGAGCCCCTTCGGCGTCAGACTAACATCCGTGACAAACCAATAGGGCAAACCTTGATTGTTATTTGTCTGCACCTGTTGGTCGAACTGCTCTAGCTCGATCGGCACCATCGGATATGGCACGCCATTGATGAAGTAAACGTTATTGCCCTTCTCGAACCGGAGAAAGTCTAGCGGCAAAGGATAGGGACCACTGCCGCTCTGCAATTGCGTATCGGTCGATACCAACCCTGGATTCATCGTGAAGAAAAATGTGCCGCGAGCAAGATCGAGATCCGCATCGAGCGCCAGATTTTCGAGAATGGCATTATAGGCGCGTCCAGCCGGCGAGTCCGTTGCCCCGGATGGAATGACTCCGAAACTAGGGCAGTGCGCTATGAGACATGCCTGTTGGATGATTTGCGCCGAGGTAAGGGCACTCATGCGGGCTCATCCAAACAACTGCTCACGTCGTTCGATCTGTCCCTCGATAAGCCTGATCTCCTCCTCGAAACGATCGATCGTTGCTTGAAGCTGCGCCTTCGCGACCATGCGCTCGTTGTCCTCTTTCGTCTGTTCGGCTTTGATCGTGTCCCTCTGCTTCTGGACAGCGGCGAGCTTGTCCCTCCGCCACCCCTTCGGCTCATAGGGACCACGGCGATGATTTTTTTCGTGCTCCTCATTGCCCTCCACGAGAATCGTGTTGAAGTCCGTTTCCAGCGTCATGCCTTCTACCTGTCGCTTTGCCTTCGTCTCCTGATATTGCGCATCAAGCCGATTGTCGTCTTCCACCGCTTGCGCCAGTGTCTTCCTGTGCTTGACGAGACTATCCTTGAAATCTTGTAACTCATAGAAAGCCCTCTGCCGATCGCAAGCACGAAAGATCGAATCCATAATACGATCCAGTTCATGCTTCTCCGTGCTTCTAAGGAAGCACGTCTTCAACTGAATCTGGCGTCCATTGGGCAAATCCTGCACGATCGAGAGATCGATACCGGGAAGATCTTCGTCCTCTGCCTTCTGTAGCTGCGTCACGTCACCCATCGTTTCTATCCTCTGATCTCGATTGTCGGAATCGTGCCTGACACAACCTCGCCGGAGCCGGCGATTGTCGTGTTGTGCGGTCGCCTATAGAACTCGCGAAGCTTCTCACCATGAATCTCGCGCGCCGAATAGGCCCACAAGCGGAACTGCATTTCAGCAAGCGAATTGGCGACATGACGCGGTAATGGATAGGTTCTCCCGTGCCAATAGACATGCTGGCCGTTGATCGGCCCCAGGCACGAATTGATGTTCGGGTCCGGCAGATTGACAGTGAACTGCACGATATCGGCGGCCGGCCCTTCCATGACGAACCCGGCGTCTAAACGCGCCTGCTGATACGCCTCTTCCTCAACAGTCTTCAGAGCCGCCTTCATTCTCTCGTCATCGACGCGGCGGCGAGCTTTCTCTTGCGCTTCGCGAACCTGCTGGTTGGTGAGAAGAGGGTGCAGCCGTACCGAGAGATCGGCGCCTTCCTCTGAGGACGCATCAGTCTTCATATCGATTGCAGGCATGGGCTCGTGCTTTTTGCCGAGGATGATATCGTTCGGATCTTTCTTCTCAGCCATCGTAGCTCCTAGCTATGTGTCCAGTTGCCGACCGTCATCGTGTTTGCGGCGCTGCCAGTCGCGTTTGCGCTGATCGTCACCGTCTTGCCGTCCTGTGAGATCGCGATGATGGTCGAAGATGCCGGAACGTTCGTTCCGGTCAGCGGCATGTTGACCGCCCAACCAAGCGCGAGCACGCTCGACGCAAAGGTAATCGTCGGCTGATTGTTCGTTGTCGTGCCGGTCGCCGTCGCCGTTCCCGCTACCGTGTTGGCCGGCAGGATGAAGACGGACCCGGTATTCGGGTCAACAACGATCCAATCGCCAGCCAAGAGCTTCAGCGTCCCGCGATTGGGAACAGACAGCAGCGCCGACGCGAACGCCGCATCGAGCGAACCCGGCCAAATCCGCTTAGCCGTGGCCTGCCCTCCTGGCGCCGCCTCAAGGTTTCCCGTGACGCCGATGATGTCGTCAAGGATGAGGTTTCGGATCGTTGCGATGTCCGCCGCCGTAAGGGCAATACTAGCGTATTGAGACGGAACCTGAATACATTGCAAAACCGTTGTCGAGTTCGTACCAATGGTCTTCGTAGCCATCAATCGATCTCCTCAATCAGAACCTTGGACGTGGAGTGAACACAAAAATCATGCGCCACAGTAACCTGTCCATGGTCAAGTTCGGCAGAACGATAGGCGTCACCAAGCGAGCCATCGGTATTGACGTAGTAAGCCGTGACCTTGACCCGCTTGTGGTTCGGATTCGGCAGAACAACCATCACATTCGTTGTCATGATCTCACCTATTATCCGAAGGCAGCGGAGAAGGCGCTAGTCGACTCGATGCGAGCCATGAATTGCTGATTGAGGATCATCGTACCGTAGAACCCCTTCCAGCCGACAACGCGAATTTGGTTGAGCTTGTCGAACTTGTCGGCATCCGTCAGGTAGAACCATTTCACGTCATCAAGTTTCAACTGCGCATAGGCGCCCTGCCCAAAGAGGAAGGACGGATAGACCGTGAGGCCGGTAGCAGGCGCAGCCGGGGGAACCTGTGTCACGCCGATGCCGGTCAAGATAACCGTCTGCGACGGCGCAAGCTGAGTCGCCTGTCCGGCGAGCGGGCCGACCGTCGGGCCGGCAGCGGACAGCGCAAGGGCAGTCGGCGATGACGTGGTTCCGAGATAGACGTTGAACGTGAAATTAGCCAGAGCCGGCAGCACGACCGAGATAGAGCCGTTCGGTCC